TAGAGTTGATGCAAAAAGATTTAGAACAAAACACAGAGTTTAGAATTAAATATCCAAGAGGTGAGTTAGGTCAATCAGCCGGAGAAGCAGAGCTTTTTATGATTGTAGAACACGTTAGTGGTCTATTAGAGGATGTAGAGGCAGAACTCAAAAGCATGAGAAACAATGCAGTTAATATAGAATTTTTAAAAAAAAGAACAGAGAAATTAACTGAAGACGTAGAAAAATTAATTAGGAACGGAAGTCATCAATAATGAAAAAACAAAAGAAAATTAAATTATCTAAATTTGAGTGGATTAAAAAGAACATAGTTATTGTACCTGTGGTGGCAGCAATATTAGCTGGAACATTTACATCTGTTAGATATGTTATAAATCTTACAGATACCATAGAAGCAAACAAACAAGTTTTAATAAATTTACAGAGAGACTTAGAAGTAGCAAAAGAAAAATTAACAGATACAGCAACAAGACTTTCAGCAGCAGAGGCCACATGGGAGATGGCTGAAAACTTGTATAGACAATTAGCTGATCAAGTTAGGGAGCATGCATATGATATTAAGGATCTTAATCGCTAGTATTTTAGTAGGAATTATTGCTACTGTGAATGCAGAAGCACGTAATGAATATTTAAATGATGGTGCAAACACTTGTGATCAAGGTAGTTGGGAAGCATACACAGAAGTTAGGCAACACGAATACAAAACAGGGTCTAGCGCTGAATCGCAAGACCAAGTAGTGGGTTGGAGATTTAGAAAATCTATTGGTGATGTATGTGATGAGGAGTTTGTAAAGGACCAAAGAAAAAAACAAAAATTAAAAATACAATTAGAGTTAGTAAAAGAATGTAAGAGAGTTCCACGAATTAGTCCGCCTCCTGTAGAGTTTGCTGAGTTGATTAATGCTTGTATGAAGCTAGGAGTTATGTCTTCAGCTTCTTTTGGTGAAAGAGACTTTGATCCAAAAGTAAGCTACTGGACAGTATTAAAAGAACAATATATGAAGGAGAATCCAGATATAATAACACTGGATAATTATAAAAAATGATAGAAACTGTATTCGCACTTATTCTAACTTTAAACGGTACTATGATAGAGCATGTATACAAAGATTCGTTAAGCGAATGTTTGAAGTCCAAGAGGATCGCTCAGAACGAGGTCAATCCGGAGAGGGTTGTATTTACTTGTAAAAAAGTAAAAGCTAAAACAGAAATATACATGGACCGTAAGAAAATTTTAAGTATACTATAATAATGAAACTTACAGCAAATATAACTCTTGATGAGTTAACTAAGTCTCAGATAGCGGAGAGAAAAGGTATTAACAACAATCCTAATCCTGCGCAGATTGAGAACTTAAAAGCATTGGCTATAAATATACTACAACCAGTGCGTTCACACTATAATAAGCCATTAATCATATCCAGCGGATTCCGTTGTGCTCAGCTTTGCACAGAGATAGGTAGCAGTATTACCAGCCAACATGTAGCAGACGAAGGCGCAGCCGCGGCAGACTTTGAGATACCTGGTGTAGATAACAGAGAGTTAGCTCTTTGGATTAAGCATGAGCTAGAATTTGACCAGCTCATCTTAGAATTTTATCGTGATAACGAACCAACATCGGGCTGGATACATTGTTCGTATTCTACCAACAGTAATAGAAACCAATCATTGCGAGCCATGAGGGAAGATGGTAAGGTAGTCTACAAACCATGGCTAGAATAGGAAATTTAACATCACAAATCGTAACAGGACAATGTCCAGAGTGTAGAGTAGAAACTCTTCTTGTTTCTTTTGAACCACACATTTATCGATGTGT